CTACCAGCTAAAGAAATTTCACAAGGTTCCATTGGTGCATTTGGATGCTCAATGACATCCCTTGATGGGGATACACCCAATTCAGATTTATTCTCCCTGAATGATTATGGTCAGTCTCTTCAACCAGCTATGACGAAGGAGTTAGAAGAAAAAATCAGTAGAGAAGTATCTAAAGGTGTTGCCTATACAGATTTAAATCAGTCGAACTAATTTAAAGATCTAACGCAGATGTTTTAGTAGATATGAAATTAGTTACTATCCAGGCTTCGGCCGTTAAGTCTATATTTGAAGTACTAAAAGACATTCTAAATGATGTAAATGTATACTTTAAACCGGATGGTGTCTATATTGTCACTTTAGATACAGCCCGGACATCTCTTATAGATATATATCTAGCTGCGGATAACTTTGAAGAATATAGCTGCGATCAAGAAGAGGTCATAGCCGGTATTAACATCTCGAATACTTTCAAACTTTTGAAGACAATAACAAATAATGATGTTCTTACAATGGAAATCAAATCAAAAGAATATATGAATTTGGAAATCTCAAGTGAAGCGAAAAAAAGTCATACAAAATTTGAACTCAAACTTCTCGATATTAATGAAAGTCGTATCGAAGTTCCAGAAATCGAGATGACCACTATAACAACTTTACCATCAACTGATTTTCAGAGACTGTGCCGTGATATGTCTAATCTTGGTACCGATATTGAAATCACACGAGAGGGTAAAACAATAAATTTCAAATGTGAAGGTGATTTTGCGAACCAAGAGACATCAATTGAATGTTTGGATGAAAGTCAAAGAATCACTGGTATGTACAGTCTAAAATACCTGAATATCTTTACAAAGGCGACGAGTATGTGTGCGTCTGTGCAAATTATACAGGAAACAGGTAATAGATTTTTGATTTTAAAGTATAACGTTGCAAATTTGGGTGAACTCAAGTTTTACCTAGCAACTAAGGTATCTGAAGACTAGTTGTGTAATCTTCAAGAGTATTGAGAACCTTTTTCATTCCTAGAGTATTGGAAAGAATAATCTTAGGAAAACGGTCTTTTAAGACATCTTTATCATAATACAATAAATGTTCGAGTGGAACCTTTTGTTCATGAAAATCACATCTAGGTCCAGAATATCGTTTCACCTTTTCAGTAATGTTTCGCATAGGTTTATCATCATGATCAACTATCCAAGCACTACTCAATGGG